CAATGTGTGCAAAAGAAGCATGATTAGTTTCACCTGCAAAACCTACCGCGGCTCTCCCAAGATAAGAAGTTTCATCGGCATCATATCCCGCATAGATATTACTCGTATGGATGTTAGCAGCTACACCTAAACCACCAGCAACCTTGAGAGCACCCGTGGTTTTAGAAGAAGATACTGTCGTATCTGTGATATTGACACTATCAGCCTCAACATCTTCAAAGTTAGCGTTTAAAGCATGAATATTTTTAGAAATACCTACACCACCAGTGACAATTAAGGCACCAGTGGTTTTAGATGAGGCATCTGTAGCGGATATTACCTTGGCAACAGCTCCAACATTTAGGTTTTCTTGAGTACTGATACCACCTGCAACTTGGAGGGCACCAGTTGTAGCAGAGGTTGAAGTCGTAGTGTCGGTCACTGTGACACTATCAGCCTCAACATCTTCAAAGTTCGCATGTAGAGCGTGAATATTCTTTGAAATACCGACACCACCAGTTACAATTAGGGCACCTGTGGTTTTAGACGAGGCATCCGTGGCGGATATTACCTTGGCAACAGCTCCAACATTTAGGTTTTCTTGAGTACTGATACCACCAGCAACCTTGAGGGCGCCGGTTGTTGCTGAGTCTGAAGTAGTTGTATCTAGAATGACTACACTATTCGAGACGACATCCTCTACGAAGACATTTTTACCGTGAATATTTTTAGCAACGCCTAGACCACCAGTGACAATTAGAGCACCAGTGGTTTTAGAAGTAGCATCCGTGGCTGAGATTACCTTGGCAACAGCTCCAACATTCAAGTTTTCTTGAGTACTGATACCACCCGCAACCTTGAGGGCACCTGTTGTTGCTGAAGTTGAAGTAGTAGTATCAGTTATGGTAACACTGTCAGCCTCAACATCCTCGAAGTTGGCATGTAAAGCGTGAATATTCTTAGAAATACCTACACCACCGGCGACGATTAGAGCACCAGTGGTTTTAGATGAGGCATCTGTTGTATCTGTGATATTGACATCACCAGCAACTTGAAGCTTTGAAGTTGGATCTGCCTCTGCAATACCAATATTTCCACCTGATTTAAAAACCATATAATTATCCCCATTTATGGCATCATTTTGATCTTGGTGTGCAATTTTTAAAGAATTCGTGTTGGCATTTTGAGCTATTCTCCAACCAAACCGTGACGATTCGGTTAATTTAATACCAGATTCGGTTACAGGAGAACCACCAGATCCGGATCTAAGACGTATGAACGCATCGTGGTCACCAACGACCGCTGCTATATCTAAAAGTTCAGTCGGGGTTTTAGTTCCAATTCCCACGTTCGAAGTTAATGTATTTACAAATAGATTTGCAGTACCAACTTCAAGATTTGATGATATGTGTGCGTTTGAACCAACATTTAGATTTTTTTGAGTACTGATACCACCAGCAACCTTTAGGGCACCAGTAGTTGCATTGGTCGAAGTTGTAGTGTCGGTAATGTTAACACTATCGGCCTCAACATCTTCAAAATTAGCGTGTAAAGCATGAATATTCTTAGAAATACCCACACCACCTGTGACAATTAGGGCACCAGTTGTTTTAGAAGATGCATCTGTAGCGGATAACACCTTAGCAACAGCCCCAACATTTAGGTTTTCTTGAGTACTTATACCCCCCACAACCTTTAGGGCACCAGTGGTTGCGGAGGATGACGTAGTATTGTCAGTTATAGTGACACTATCGGCCTCAACATCCTCAAAGTTAGCGTGTAAAGCATGAATGTTCTTCGAAATACCCACACCACCAGTGACAATTAGTGCACCAGTGGTTTTAGACGAGGCATCTGTTGCCGATATTACCTTAGCAACAGCACCAACGTTCAAGTTTTCTTGGGTACTGATACCACCCACAACCTTTAGGGCGCCAGTGGTTGCTGAAGTGGATGTAGTGTTATCAGTGATAGTGACACTATCAGCCTCAACATCTTCGAAGTTGACATGCGTGGCGTGAATATCACCCACAACACCCAAACCACCACCTATGGTTACCGCACCGGTGGTTTTAGATGAAGATGCAGTTGTACTCGTAACTCCTAGAGTACCATTTATATTAACTGCGATTGCGTTTGATGTATTCATAATAACTGGAGAATTATTAGCACTACTGAGAGTATGACCAATTTCAAGGTTGGATGTGGAGAAATCATAAATCACAGCGACATTACCTTTATTCCCACTTGTTAGGGGATTATTCATAAGTATACCGGTGTCCAAACCAGATGTATTACCCTTACCAAGTTCAATTATAGGATCTTGAACCACAAGATTGTTTGCATTAATAACCGTTGTATTTCCTGTAACGACTAAATTACCGGTTAATGTGAGGTTACCACAATGAACGTTTCCGGCTACACCTAAACCACCAGCAACCTTGAGTGCACCAGTTGTTTGATTGTAAGATAATGTAGTGTCTGTAATGTCTACACTATCAGCTTCGACATCTTCAAAATTAGCATTTAAAGCGTGGATATCTTTGGAAATACCCACACCACCAGTGACAATTAGGGCACCGGTGGTTTTAGAAGAGGCATCTGTAGCGGATAACACCTTAGCAACAGCTCCAACATTCAGGTTTTCTTGAGTACTGATACCACCCACAACCTTTAGGGCACCAGTGGTTGCGGAGGATGAAGTAGTAGTGTCTAAAATGACCACACTATTGGATACAACATCTTCAACAAACACATTCTTACCATGAATATTCTTAGAAATACCCACACCACCAGTGACAATTAAGGCACCAGTGGTTTTAGAAGTAGAATCAGTTGCAGATAATACCTTTGTGACGGCCCCAACATTTAAGTTTTCTTCGGTACTGATACCACCGGCAACTTTAAGGGCACCCGTTGTAGACGAGGTTGAAGTTGTTGTATCTGTGATACCAACCCCACCAGAAACGACTAAAACATTTGTACCATAATCATCGACGTAAAGATTCGAACCGACACTCAAAGTATGAGAAGCTAGAGAATTGGATATACCTACATTACCAGAAGTAACAAATGCAACCGTATTATTATAAAAAATCATAGAATTAGCTGTAACATTACCTTGTCTTGTTGCACCTTGAAGACTCACATCGGTTATGAGACTTGATGCGGGGTCTCCAGATTCTACCAGTTCTTTTGTGTTTGTGTTATACATCATAAGAACGATTTCAGGTTTAGAAGCATATTCCGAATCATTACGAACAGGTGCAATATAAAGAGACCCACCTTGTGATCCATCAATCGCGGTATTACTCGCATTTAGAACGATCGTGTTTTCACCCTGGTCTTCTTGGGCATGTTTACCAAACCTAATTTTGGTTGACCTCTCAACGGTCGGTAAGGTCTTGACCATTTAGTATAAGGTTGTATTTTAATTTGCATAAAGTAAACCAGCCATTCCATTTTCGACTCTCAAAATATTATAATTTACTGCATAAATCGGGTCGTTAATGTTCATAGACTCACTCATTATAGTAGCTGACGATACACGACTGAAATTTAGGGTTCCTGTGGGCTGTAAGCTGGATGTTGAGAGGCAGAAACAATAAAGAAAGAAATCTGGAGAAGTTACGAAGTTTGTGTGATAATAACTCGTGACGTCTATAAAATGTGGTTTACCCCATTTGTAGTTACTTACATCGAGACCATTTATGTTTAATTTAACTTTGTTTGTGGGAGATGTGAGGGCACCATCGGTTGTTGTATCTGATGATGCTAAATATTTTACTGGATGATTAAACGTAAGTTCTTGAACTAAAGTACCTGAAGCAACATTTTTTTGGACTTGTGTTATGAGGAGATCATGTTTTCTAGATGCAACCTGACCACGCTCCTCATTGTCGAGGTAATAATAATTCGCGAAACATTCAACGTTATAATTTGAAGCTGCTGTAGCCCAATGGATCCTAATTTCAACATTATGATAGTTTAGGGCTACAAGGGGTAGAGCGCATTGCGGTCCCTCACAGAAGAAAAACCTGAGAGGGTAAAAAAACGAGCGCGCAGAAATACCCGGGTGTGTACCGTTCGCACTCCTAGATACATTTTGTGCAAATGTATCAATAGCAATCTTCTCTGTGAAAATTGCATCTTGGGTGTCAATAACGGAACCACCTATTAAAAGCTCAACTTTATCGATAATGGTATCCCATCGTTGAATATCGAGGGCTTGGGTTTTGTCATCGAGTGTAAAATACACGTAACTGAGAAGATCACCAGATCTCTCAAATTGGATGCTAGACATAGAATTGTTTTTCACCGCTCCGTGGATGGTTTGTTTTTCAACGGATTGTGAAAAATTAGCATGGCGTTTGAATGTTGAACTGAAGAAAGATATTTCAGGATTACCCATGATATATTTATCCTGGGCACCTATAGCAATCAATTGAACAACACCTGCAGACATGGTAATACTAATTTAAGGGGAGAAAAATTACAGGTTGGGTTTTCTACAGACGAAACGAATAACCAAAAAATTATTTTCGGCGGGATTTGGTGGTGTTATAAGAACACCACTTTGATTACGAATACTAATAGTGAGACGATCAATTCTTCGAACGGGATTTACGTATTGCACAGCAATTGGGTAATCATCTTTGAAACTTATTATACCAGTGTCATCTGTAGTCACAATACTGGCAAAAGATTTTCGAAGCATACCTAATGATGCCTGACCTTCATAAACATTGGTAGCGCGATCATTAAATGTAGAATTCAACTCATCAATAGAAATGTAACAATGTTCACTTCCATTAGCTGGTGTGACTGTATTAATTCGAGCGGCTAGAAGTCGAGCCTGTACAACATTTTTTAGAGGCTGACTCAAAAAACACGTCCATGTGTTCGCACTAGTCTGATTAAGAGTATCAATAGTGATGGTATGATATTCATAGTTTAGATCGGGAATCATATCAGTTGGCGATGTAATCAGGGCCATTTATTATTAGCTTAGATTAAAGATCCACCAATTCCATCCTCGATCTCATATCCGGCATGATCACCTACAAGTTTTTGGGCACCACAAAGACCACCTGGAGTAAGACCAACAGAGTAAGGGCTGTCCTCCTTCCCTGAACCAGCGGTGCATTCAAGGTCTGGCTTGAGGTCGAAGAGAGATTCTTCACTGACGGGTGTAATGGTAATTGGCCTGGGCTGATAATTCACGGTCTTCACAGACATAAAAGACAGGACGAAGATGAGGGTCATCAAAACTGCTATGGCCATGAGGCCGTTGCGGTTGGTCTTGTTGAGGTTAAGCATTTATATTAGACTTAGATTTTTTTAAAGTGCGTTAAAGAGATTTTCTTAGTTTCTAAATAGACAGTAGATGGACGAAGAAATCGTACTCGATAGGGGTCAAACGACTGTGATGAAATTAGATGCTGATGAACAGGCCCTGATGGATGAGATTCAAATTTCTGCACCACGACCAAAACCTGTACCTCGACCCACAAGGCCTATGCAAAGACCTCAACAATCTTTTCAGGGTCAGGAGGCTATGGATGCTTTTGTGAATCCCAACAAACAAAGTGCCC